CCAGCATGAAATTCATGTTACCTCCGGCTTACGCCGCCGAGAAATTATATCAATACAAAGAAGGACAAGACCTTGGTGAGATGTTCACCAATCCTTTAGACGCCGTATGGGCCATGGCTTTAGACACTCCAAAAAGTGCGAGAAATAAATTAGCTTATTACACGGGCAAAGCAGCCGAACGAGCAGGAAAAAGAATAGGACCTGTGACTGCAGCCATGACTGAAGCAGAAAAATTAGGTTTTAAACCTTCTAGTTGGAAGAATATTGGAAGAGCAACTATGTCACCTCGTTCTGCTGGAACAGCATTAGTCTTTCCATTCGCTAAAGGACCTCCTCGAGCAGATATGGGTAAAATGATGAGAGGATTAAGAGTGGGAGCAAGAATGTTACCTCTCGGTCCTATTCCAATGGCTTTAGTGGCAGGATCCATGGCGTGGGATAAATATAAATTTAATCAAAAAGTCGGAGACCATGTGGATGCTTTAAGAGCTGAAGGAGTCGTGAGTGAAGAAGATGCAGAGACAATGGAGACGATTTACAAACAAGGTTGGTTAGGAACCACCGCTTTAGGAGCCAAACTCTTAGGATCCGAAGAATTAATGTTTGAAGGAGAAATGAGAGATTTAGATTATCAAAAGATGATGCTGGATCAAATGAAAGAGTTTTATCAAGGAAGAGAAGAGGTAGCCACTAAAGAAAGAGTGGGTGACCGTCAAGAAGATTTCTTTAGCTGGTTTAGTAAAGGTGGACGTGTAGGGGTTGCTGAAGGAGGAGACGATTTTAAACCTAAAGGAGGAATGACGAGACGAACTTTCTTAAAATGGTTAGTAGGCTCCATTGCAGGAGGTGTTGCAGCGGTAACGGGTAAAGGCGTTAAACAAGCAGCTAAACCGGTTGTGAAAGAAGCTGTTAAAGCAGTTCCAGCAAAATTTGCAGGTGTGGAAGGAATGCCGGCGTGGTTTCCAAGAGCGGTAGCGAAGATTAAAGCCCATGGTAAATTAATTGAGATGGCAGACAAGCATTATGTCGGAGGAGATATTTATGAAATGATGATTCCTGTTCAAAAATATTATTCTAAAGGACCTCGAGGTGAGGGAACCCAAATTAAAACAGAAATGGAAAAAGTGGTCATGGAAGAAAATCCATTAACGGGAGAAATTAGTATGCATTGGACTGGCAGTGATAATTTTGGTGATGATGCGGTTCGACAAATTAACTTTAGACCTGGATCTGCGGGTTATCAGAAATTTGGTGTGGATCCAGACCATCCTCAAGCTTGGGAATATCAACGGGTTAAAGTAGAAGATCCTGAATTTAGTTATAGTCAACCTGATCAGTCTCAGCCTTATCGAGAGGATGTTGAATATTTAGATATTTCTACTGAAGGAGATGAAGTAGTTGCAGGGTTAGAAAAGATGACAGGTGGAGTAACTAAAGAGGGCACGGTTGTTGATGACGCTTTCAAAAAGAGAATTTATAAAGATCTAGATCAAGATGAGGCTTTAGTACCAGATCCTGAAGGACAACTTGGACCTGAAGGTGATTGGTTAGGAGACCCTCCTAATGAAATGATTGAAGGAGATGTGCCGGATTGGGTGCCTAAAGATGAATGGCCTAAGAAAGCTGAAGGTGGAATTATTGAAACAGGCAACATTGCTAGACGTCCAGGCGCTGTACCTCCATTATCAGGTCCCGATCCTGAAGGCATCATGACCTTGTATTCTAATCCAAAACAAGTTAAAGTAGGATAATCGTAGGAACATTATGGCAGTAGATAAAATTGACAAGTCCCTTCCGAATGTGAAGGAAAAAGTTTACGTTGAATCCCCTGAAGAAATTGAAATAGATCAGTCGGAAAAGATTGAGGAAATTAATAAGGATGGCGTAGAAATTGTCCAAAACGAAGATGGAAGCGCAGAAATAGAATTTGAACCGGGCAAAGCAGCCGCAGGTGGAGGAGAAGATCATTTCTCTAATTTAGCGGATCTTTTACCTGAACAAATCGTTAATCGTTTAGCTTCTGAACTTTATCAAAATTACGAAGATTATAAAACTTCCAGAAAAGACTGGGAACAGTCTTATGTAACAGGATTGGATCTTTTAGGATTCAAGTATGTGAATCGTGCTCAACCTTTCCAAGGAGCATCCGGTGCTACGCACCCTGTACTCGCTGAAGCGGTTACACAGTTTCAAGCAACCGCGTATAAAGAATTATTACCGGCAGATGGTCCGGTTAGAACTCAAATTTTAGGAGTCGCTACAAGAGATAAAGAAGATCAAGCTGCTCGGGTAAAAGAATACATGAATTATCAAATCATGAATGAAATGCCAGAGTACGAAGCAGAATTTGATCAAATGTTATTTTATTTACCTCTGGCAGGTTCCTCGTTTAAGAAAGTTTATTATGATGAAATGATCGGCCGAGCTGTTTCAAAGTTCGTTCAAGCCGATGATTTAATTGTTCCGTATTCTGCTACCTCATTAGAAGATGCGGAAGCAATATTCCAAAGAATGTACATGTCTGAGAATGACATTCGTAAAGCTCAAGTCTCAGGATTTTATTCAGATATTGAATTAGGTCGACCCAACTATACTCAAGATAAAGTTCATGAAGAAGAACGAAAACTTGAAGGTACAAGAAAATCTTACAGCTCTCAAGCTGCGGATACCACTTACACCATTTTAGAAGCACATATTAATTTAGATTTAGAAGGCTTTGAAGATATGGGAGAAGATGGAGAACCTTCAGGAATTAAACTTCCTTACATTGTAACTTTAGAAGCTGGGGCTAGACAAATTTTATCAATCCGAAGAAATTACCAACCTAACGATCCACTCAAGAAAAAAGTCCAATACTTTGTCCATTTTAAATTTCTGCCTGGACTAGGTTTCTACGGCTTTGGACTTATTCATATGATTGGCGGATTGAGTAGAACGGCAACCGTCGCTCTCCGCCAATTACTTGATGCTGGAACGTTATCCAACTTACCGGCTGGATTTAAAATGCGTGGTATTCGAGTTAGAGATGATGCACAGCCATTACAACCAGGAGAGTTTAGAGATGTAGATGCACCTGGAGGAAATTTAAAAGATGCCTTCTATCCTTTACCTTACAAAGAACCTTCACAAACTTTATTACAATTAATGGGAATTGTAGTTCAAGCGGGTCAAAGATTTGCTTCTATTGCAGATATGCAAGTAGGAGAAGGAAATCAAAATGCCGCAGTTGGAACGACTGTTGCTTTACTTGAAAGAGGCTCAAGAGTTATGAGTGCTATTCATAAAAGATTATATAATGGTCTTAAACAAGAATTTAAATTATTAGCGACTATTTTTTCTCAATATCTTCCTGCTGAATATCCTTACGATGTTGTAGGTGGACAAAGAATGATTAAGCAAATGGATTTTGATGACAGAGTGGATATTGTACCGGTTGCAGATCCTAATATTTTTTCTATGACTCAAAGAATTACTTTAGCTCAAACAGAACTACAGTTGGCTATGTCTAATCCTCAAATGCATAATTTGTATGCTTCTTATCGTAAAATGTATGAAGCGTTAGGATTAAAAAATATAGATCAACTTTTACCTCCACCTCCGCCTCCTCAACCTAAAGATCCGGCGATGGAACATATTGACGCAATGGCGATGAAGCCTTTCCAAGCGTATCGGAATCAAGATCATAGAGCTCATATCACGGCTCATATGAATTTTATGGCAACTAATTTTGCTAGAAATAATCCACCTATCATGGCGGCATTAGAAAAGAACATATTTGAACATATTAGCTTGATGGCTCAGGAACATATTGAATTAGAATTTGCTAAACAGATCATGGAGATGCAACAAGCTCAACAACAAGGTTTACAAGGTCCTGAAGCTCAAAAAAGAATGCAAGAATTAAACTTACAAATGGAAGCTAGAAAAGCCGTTCTTATTGCTGAATACACTGAAGAGTTTATGAAGCAAGAAAAAGAGATTACATCCATGTTGGATAGTGATCCATTGATTAAGCTTAAAGCTCAAGAACTTGACTTGAAAGCTATGGAGAATTATCGTAAACAAACAGAGACTACGGAACGAATTAACTTAGATAAAACTAAGTTGGTGCAGAATCGAGATCTGACAGAGCAAAAACTCGAACAAAACGAAGATTTAGCTACTTTAAGGGCTGAAACTTCGCTAATTAAGCAAGATATGTCCAACAAGGCTAAAATGCGGTCTGATGTGATGAAAAGAAAAGACGTAAAAACCTTGAAAGGACCTAGAAGTTAGTGTACACAATTAACATAGGAGATAAAAAACATGCGTGATGATTTCGGAAGCAGACCTTATAGCGTACGATTTCCATATGGCAGAGAAGGCTTTAAAAAAGGCGGATCTGTTAAGAAGAAGAAAAAACAGGGCTACAAAGATAGAGAAGACGAATCTCTAGGAATGAGAACTGGAAAAGAATCTTCTAAGAAACAATCTATGAAAGCTCGTAGAGATGAATCTTATGGAAAATGGGGAAAACGTAAAAAGAAATTTGGTCGTTCAAACAAAGTAAATAAATAGGATTTAAAATGGGAGACATTTCAAGAAAAGGCCGTGGCTGTGAAAGAGGCGGTTCTAAAGATAAAAGTCGAACGCGTCATAATAAAGGTGGACGTGTTGGATTAAGATTTGGTGGCGGACGTACGGCTTTATTAGAAGAATTAGGTCGTGTGGAAGCTGAACCTTCTAACAGAAATAGAAGAGCTGAAATATCTAGAGTGCATGGAGAATTGAACAAAGGATATAACAAAGGTGGACGTGTTGGTCTTAAAAAAGGTGGTGACAAAAACTGGATTCAAGATGTTAATAAATCCATTAAAGCTAGAGGCACTAAAGGAAAATGTACCCCGATTACTAAACCTGGATGTACAGGTAGAGCTAAAGCATTAGCGAAGACATTTAAGAAAATGGCTAAGAAAAGGAAGGCAGCATAATGGCTGATAAAAAAGATAGACCTTTTTACAAGGGAGTAGACTTCAAACAGTTTACCAACAAAGATGGATATGCTAAGGGCGGAAACGAATATAAAGTTTCTGAAAAGATTCCCGTAGAAGATCAAGTTGGTGGACAAAGAAGAATGCTTGCTGACAAAAAGTCAAAAGTTAAGTGGTACTAAATTTTTGCGCGCGTCACGCGTAAGTCCTACTTTTTAAAGGAGAGATTATATGGCATGGTTCGGATTAGCTAAAATAGCATTACAAGCTGGAAGCAAGATATATGCCAATCGTCAAAAGACGAAAATGGCAATGTCAGATGCACAGCTTATGCATGC